TTCTTACAACGATGCAATTATTGCCTGTTACAACAATAAAAAAGACCCAACTAACTTCGAGCAGCTTGAGAAGGACCTGTTGGCATTAAAAGAATCTGTCATGCCGATTATACAGGAGATAATGACTTTGATTAATAGTAACAAGCCTTCCGATACAACAGTTAATGCTACTAAAGAGATGAAGGCAACAATGGAATCAAAAGCAATGTTTTCATGTACGATAGATGAACTCATCAATATGAATGATAAGTTAAAAACATTACCTGACATTTCTTAATAGATAGGTGACTACGATGGAAGAGAGTGCAAAATTATTATTTGATACAAGATTAATTATTGTAGCGTTTTTCGTGAATATTCTTGTGGAAGTTTTTAAAAGAATAACTCCGGATAAAAAAATATATGACCCGAGAATATTCCTTGTGCTCTTTTCCATCACCCTATCGTTGATAAAATGTTATATCTATAAATATTGTACTGCTGAAAATGTTTTCATGGAAATAGTTATTACTGCAATAATAGCTTCCGGAATGTATGAAATAGGATGGAAGCATCTTCTTAAATTTTTTATAAGTAAATTTCTTCCTAAAGATATTATTGAAGAAACTACAGTTGAAGAAAATAAGGAAACAAAATAATGGGTAGTTTAGTTCCAGAACAGCATAAATTTGTTATGGATTTAATATTACTTTTTAATGAAATAGATAAGCAGGGGCTTTTTATTTCCCCAAGAGAACTACGCAGAAATAATGACCCTCTTCCTTGCATATATTGTGGTGGGATAAATACTGTTCAAAAAATGCTTGTTAAAAAAGGTGTTTCTTGGACGTTTAACAGCAGGCATCTTAATTCACTTGCTATTGATATTGTTATCTTCAAAAAAGAAGATGATTCATATAAATTAATTAATGCTGACGATTATAAACCTTTTGGTGATTACTGGGAAAGTTTGTCAAAGGAAAACATTCACTCCTTGAGAAAAGGATGGGATGTTAAAGATGTTTATCACTTTGAAAGAAGGATATAGACAATGAAAATAGGAACTACTCTTTACAGTACAAATTCAACGTATAACGGAAAATGGACAGAAATAGCTGAAAAATGTGATTGGCTTGTTTCTTCTGTTGTAAATTATAACAGTGCCATCACAAGTGCTCCAAGTGCTACGCTACTTTATAGAACATTTGGAAGTTTATCTATGACTGTTCCGACAACTAAAACAAATGCATGGGGGGATATTGATTCAGGTATGATATTTCCTGATAAAGATACCTCGAATGATTCTGAGGATACTACGACATTAAGTGAACATAGATACATAATGAACTTGAGTGACCCTGATTATGTAGCGAATAAAATAACAGAACTTGATTATATCTATGCCAATTATTCTCTTTTTGCTGGATTTATTATTGATATACTTCCATATGAAGCAACCACATTGACATGGAATATATCTACTGCAAACAAAACTTATTATAGGCAACTTGTTCAAGCGTTTCTTCTACAAATTCAATATGAATTTTCCAGCAAAATAATTATCCCTAATTGTTATCCAATTACAAGTAGCCCTGTCGGTGACTATTCACTCGCTAAAATAGCAAGTGGGGAAATGCAAGAATGGAGAGTTGGTTCTGATAGTATGGATTGGTCTGAATTATTATCATATTTAGTAAACCATATTACATATTGTCCAACGAAATATTTCTTTTTGTATTGTACAACAGCAACAGATATATCTGCACAAAATAATAGGGATTTATTTAGAGTTATGGGAAATAAATCTGAATATCTTGTACTATTAACTGATATGTTTGATACTGATGCACTTGAAGAAGTTCCTTGAGTGCTAAAGGAGAAATAAAATGGCTATCGTGTCTAATGATGAAATGCTTACTTATCTTGGAATTTCAAATCCGTATTTTATCATAACATCTGTCAATGACGCATTAGTGTTCAGAGTATCTGTGACAAACACTCCCATCGACATTCCTGATGGAACATATGGTGCGACCGAATTGTGTGCGGCTGTAAAATCATGCCTCGATACGGCTTTCACTCCTCTAACATTCACAGTTTCATACGACTCAGATACTTGTAAATTTACTATAACTCCTTCTGCTGGAACTCTTGCCTATATCAACACAGGCTCTGATGGAGGATATACTCTCGGATTTACTCAGGACCATACAGCTGCCACCTCTCTTACAAGTGACATAGAGGCAGGAGCGCAGAATTCTGTTCTTCTTTCTATTAGAGATGCAGCAGAGGAATATGTGCAGAATGTATATTGCAGGAGAAACTTCGAACTCACAAGTTACAAAGAAAGATATGACGGGAAAGGAACCAGAACTCTTACTCTGAAGAATGCTCCTGTCGTCTCCCTCACGAAGCTCTCTATAGGAACAGTTGATGTTGTAAAAGTTTGCAATACTTCTTCTTATACCTCCTCCACTGTTTCTGTTTCATCTACAGGTCTCAATCTCATGAAAGATGATGTTGTCGATTCTTCTATTGTCTTTCTAACTTATGACACAATAGGAAAAGTTGTAAATGCAATTAACGCACTCGGAAACTCATGGAGTGCATCATCTCTCTGTAGCATCTATGATAATTATAAGTCGACAGAGCTCATTGACATGATGGGAGCAAATTGCATTGATAGTAACTGGGTATATCTCCAGGTCCCAGACAAGCCCGAGGATACATTTGATGTCTATGCAGAAAGAGGGCAAATAGTTCTACCGGGACGGAGTGATTCTCTCTTGAGAGATGCTCGCGCAATGGCTGTAAACTATGAAGATAACCCTCATTGGGATTCATATTGTAATTTAGTGTTCCCGACAGGGAATAGAAATATCTTTGTGAATTACACTGCCGGATACACATCTGCCAATATGCCCGCTGACTTGAAGCTTGCAATAAAAATAATAACGAAGACGCTCTACGGGGCAACAATGCAGGATACATTCGGAGTGAGGAATTACTCAGTTGACAGAATTTCGATGACTCTGGATGATTCTGAGATTCCAATGGAAGCAAAAACAATTCTCAATAGATACAGGAAGACATTGATATGAGCATGATTGGACCTTCTTCAACTCTCTATCTTCAAAAATTTTCCTCGACTGTTAATTCAGAAGGAGGAGTTGAAGATGCATGGGCTACCGTTGCTTCTCTCACAGGAGTCATTCAGAAACTCGAAGGGAAGGAAGCTCTTGATGCTCTTGGATTGAAAGTTGTCTCAACTCATATGTTCTATCTGAAATATCCCTTTATGAAATATTCCATAACGGAACAGGATAGATTTATCCTTGGAAGCAGGATTTTCAATATCAGAGAGATAATAAATCCAGGAGAGCAGAATTGGTTTTTAGAAATTAAATTACAAGAAATAAAATAAGAAAAAAATAAAAAAAATTGAAAAAAATATCATGGGACTAATTTTAGTCCCATTTTTATTGACTAAAAAAATTTTATAAAAATTAAAAATAATGGTTGACAAAGGTTTTAAAATATCCTACAATATTATTAATTTTAAAAATTAATCTTATTGGAGGAGAAGATGAAATCGCTCCCATTCAAAAAAACACATTCTTTCAAATGCACATTCTGCGGAAGGTCTCATAGAGTAAAAATATTTCCAGATTGCCCGAGACAGAAATTTGACAAGGAGTGCGAATGCGGAGCAATATGCGAGGCCGAGGCAGAAACGATTTCGAGAAACAATCAGATTCATATTTCCAAGTTCACATTTCAGTGGGCCAGATAAAGATTTTTTCAAGTAACTGACGAAGACAAAATTTGGATTCAGTAACAACTAACTACAAGGAGACCCAGACAATGATGGTATCAAAAGAAAGCTTAATTTTTTTCGAAGAGCTGGCAAAGAAGCAAACAAGAATCTTTCCGGATGCATGCGACTCCGGATACCTCCTCAACTCTCCAGAAGAAAAAGCTCTCATCCGGGCGCACCTCTGCAAGCTGATGGCGACATATAAATACGTCGCAAAGACCCACCCGATGCGCTCATCCGACTCACACAAAGAAGTAGTCATCGGAATTCCGGTCGAGGAAGAGAATAAGAGAATGTTCGGAATCGAGCTGACAGTCTCCTATCTTTCTCACAAGAAACTTGAGTGGATAGATGTTTTCATTCAGAGAAAAGACCTTGGAAGAGGGGATGCAGATTTCTTTCAGCCGGAAGAGGTCTTTTGGAAACTCTATAAACTCGGTCGTTGCGAAGAATTCAAAATTTCTACATTCTAAGGAGAAGAAAAATGATTCAACACACCGGAGCAACAATAACAAGGGGAAGGGCTATCAAGCTTGAGGGAATGAAGATGACGTTCGAGTGCAAAAACGGACATATCCAGTCAACAGATTACTCGAAACAATCCATATCTCCCCAAGGAGTCGAATTTCTTTTCTCACATTATCAGAAAGGTCTCTCGCTCTTTTGCAGAGAGTGCAAGAAAGATATCATCATCGAGAAGAAGAGAAAGAGAACGATATGAGCTCCATCAGATGTGAAGCGAAAATATTCGACGAATTCGTCGAATGCGATTTAATATTCGTTAGATGCCCGAGAAGCAAAGTCGAAGGAAGCAGATATTGCTTCCTTCACAAAACCTGTACTCACTCCCCCGTCGAAGTAGAGAAGAAGGGAGAGAAAAAAATCGTCTGCTCAATCTGCGGAGTAGAAATTTCAAGTCATCTATTAAGAGGAAGGAGAAAAAAATGAATCCACGTCTTACAATCACAGAGATAAATCTCATGTCAGAGACAAGAATAAAAGTCAAAGAGGCATTTCGCCAGCTCAGAAAAGAAGGGTTCATCGCAAGAGCGAATCATCTCTGCTGCTCAAATTGTGCCGGATACAATTTAACAGAGAAGGCGACGGAAGATGTTGAATTAGGGAAAAAGAAAAAAGAAGAAATCAAAGGATGTGTCTTCTGGCACAACCAAGACGATGAAAGCTTCAACAGAAGAGGGATTTTATTCCTCTCTTTCGGAAATCTTCATTCACAACAGATAGGAGATATCGGAATTGGAACCCTCGAAGTCGGAAAGAGAGTTGTCGAGGTATTGAGAGAAAAAGGGCTCGATGTTGAGTGGCCTGAAGATACATCAATTAGAATCGAAGTCTTTGCCTTCAGGAGATTGAACGATGCCGCCTGAAAACTTAGGGATTGTCTGGTACAAAGGTCAATTTCGATATGCAATCTCAATCAAAGAACTCAAGAGAGAAAGATTCGAAGCAGTTCTTGTAAGCAGGAAAAAAATAATTATTAAGAAGGAAGAAATCAAACGAATGCCGAAAAAAAATTTTTCATAAAAAATAAAATACCATTTCCAGTCCCGTCATTATTGACTAAAAAAATTTTATAAAAATTAAAAATAATGGTTGACAAAGGTTTTAAAATATGCTATAATATTATTAAATTTAAAAATTAATATGTCGATGTTGCATAGGGAGAATCAGATATGATGCCATTTATCCACGATGACGGAGGAAGAGCAGAAGCAGGGTATAAAGGGCTCGCAAACGATTGCGTTGTCAGAGCCATCGCTATCGCATCCGGACTACCCTACCAGGAAGTATATGACGCAATTAACTCTCTCAGCCTTAAAGAGAGAGTAACCAAATCGATGCAGCGCCGCTCCTCTTCTCGAGAAGGAGTCTATAAGAAGACCTACGAAAAATATCTTTTCTCTCTCGGATGGAAGTGGACTCCTACAATGAAAATCGGCTCAGGGTGTAAGGTCCATCTCACAGAAGGAGAATTGCCTGGAGGGAGAATCATCTGTCGACTCTCAAGACACATTACTGCGGTAATCGATGGAGTAATACACGACAATCACAACCCACAGAGAGAGACTCACGTCGTCGATGGCTGTGGCAACGTAAGTATACAGAAACGATGTGTCTACGGATACTGGTCGAAGGAGCAATGAAGATGAAATTCAAAAAGGGGCAGACCTATAGAGCAGCCATCCAAGGAATGAATATATACAAGATACACATTCTTGCCGTCATCGAAGGAATGGTTGTTTACAGATGGTATGGGCGTCACAAACAATGGTGGCACTATTCAATTGAAACAAAAGAAATGGTAGAGTTTTTTATCAAGAATGCAAAAGGAGAATAGAAATGATAGAAGGGAGATGTAAAAAGAACGTATCTACTGATGGATGGCACCGGCATCAATGTCGCAACAAAGTTGTAAAAGATGGCTATTGTATGATTCACCATCCCGATTCAGAAAATAGGAGAGCAGAGAAGTCTGAAAAACTCGAGGAAGAAAAAAGGCAGAAGCATCCTCTCTTTCTGGCAATGAAAAAAGTTCAAGAACTCTCAATAGAGAATAAAATTCTCAAAGAGAGGATAGAACAACTCGAATCTCAACTCAAATTATCAAAGGAGAATGAAAATGATTGACGGGCAAGAATTTCTCGTCGTGTTTCTTTTCGTGGCACTCTTAATAATCGCAAAGACCTGGTGGGATACGAGGAAGAGATGAAAAAGTATATATTTCATTTGAGTAGATATAGGAAGAGGAGTTTCGAGAACAAGAGAGTCGAAGTACTTGCTGATAGCTTTCTCGAAGCAATCTCCTCGGTCAAAGTCGAATTTCCATATTTCGAAATAAATATGGCCTGGCCTGAATGGAGATAAGGATGAACTACTTCTGCCCCTCCTGCAAGAAAGAGCTAAGAGCAGTTCCAGATTGGCTCAACACAAGAAGAACCGATAGAGAAGAGCTCTCAGAATACGAAGTCTTCTTCGAATACACAGACCCGGACAGAAGAATATGGAGGACGATTTATAAATGTTCTGGCTGTGGAGCAGAAGGAGAAATTTAAAATTTATTTTCATAAAAAATAAAATACCATTTCCAGTCCCGTCATTATTGACTAAAAAAATTTTATAAAAATTAAAAATAATGGTTGACAAAGGTTTTAAAATATCCTACAATATTATTAAATTTAAAAATTAATGTCAACCAAGGAGGATAAAATGAAAGAGTACAAAGTCTATTATCAGAAAGACCCTCACTTCCATCTTCCGGGAACAATCTACTCTTTGGACAAAATCGAAAACACCCACGTCTATCTCGGAACCGTAATAGCAAAAGACATCGAAAAAGTTTTCATCGAAATGCAAGGTGAAGTCTGGTCGCCAAGAGGAGAAGCTCGTCCCTTCATCGAGGCAGCAGGATTATACCATACCTCGATGAGCGTCGGCGATATCGTCGAGACAGAAGACGGATTCTTTTCATGCGGAACCTTTGGATGGGAATTCTTAGGAGAAAGGAGAAGAATATGACAGAGAGATATTGGGAATATCCAAGAGACACAAGAAGATTCGCCTTTCAGCCCGGCGACAAGATTGTCGGCAAAGGGAAATATGCAGGGAAAGAAGGAACCATCGTCGAAATAAGAGTCAGGGTGAAAGAGTCCTGGAAAAAATTCCGTGACACTTACTACACAGTCGAACTCAAAGGCGGGAAGAGAATAGTAATGCAAGGCGGAAACGGATTGAGAAAGGCAGAAAATGCTTAACACTTGCCTCTTCAGATGTAATGAATGCGGCTATCTTGTCAGTCTCTCACAGTGTAGAATCGAAAGCGAGGGCAAGGGGATTGAGAAAGAGAGCTATTACGTTCACAACGGATGCGGCGGAACAATTTCCGTCATAAAAGAAAAGGAGGAAAAGAAATGAAGGGTTCATCTATCAACACACTGTGGCAAGAGGTAGAGAGAGTGGAACAGGCGAAGCAAGATTTCATCATCTCCTCACAGTCTCTCTCGATGGTCGAGCAGGAAGAACTTCCACTCCTGGACATCCCCTCTATCGGAAAGTTCGGTCTCACAGAACACGCTCATCTGCAGATGGCGGAGAGGCTCCAAATTCCGAAGAAGTATTACGACCGGATGAGGACAGAGGCTCCTGACCTTCTGTGCCTCAACGTCAATCAGTGGCTGAAGAAGCCAGAATCCGAGAAGCGCCTGGTTCGCACCTTGGACGGAAGAGTCCGGGCTATTCTATCGGACCGGTATCGTCCATACGATAATTACCCGGTTGCGCTTGGCGTAATGGAAGGTCTGAAGGGCATCGAAGACCTGGAAATCCAATCTGCTAACCTGACAGATACAAATCTTTACATCCAGGTCGTTTCTCCTCGAATCCAGGACATGGTGAAAGTAAACGACATCGTTCAAGCCGGCATCATGGTTTCAAATTCAGAAATCGGACTCGGTGCTGTCCGAGTAGAACCTCTCGTCTGGCGCCTCAAATGTCTTAACGGAATGGTTCTTTCTGAAACTCTCCGGAAAGCCCATATCGGCAGAAAACTTGGAGAAGATGGATATGTCGATACAAAATACTTTCAGCAGGAAACCATTGCCGCTGATATGAAGGCGTTCATGATGACGGTCAGAGATATGGTGAAGGCTGCTGTCTCAGACGTCTCTCTCTTCCAGGCAGGAGTTGAGAAGCTGAAGGTTGCTTCTGGAATCCCAATTTCCGGAAAACTGGAAAGCGTTATCGAAAATGTTACAACTCGCTTCTCTTTCTCGGCGGACGAGAAAGACCAGATGTTCAAGAATCTGATTTCAGATGGAGACTTGACTCGGTGGGGACTCGCAAACGCCATCACAGCAGTCGGCAGAGAAGTCGAAAATGCAGATAGAGCGGCATTCTTGGAAAGGACTGGCGGAAACATAATCGAGCTTTCGGAGAAAGACTGGAGTGTAATCAATAATTAGTTTTGCGAAGCGGGAGGGTCTCAATCGCAAGGCAGACAGGGGCATCTCTAACCCGTTAGCCTCCCGCTTCTTCTTTTCAAAAAGGACGAGAAATGACTCAAGAAGAAATAGCCATAGTTATATTTGTATTTGTAGCAGGTTGGATAGCAGGTAATTTGAATGGAAGGAGGGAAAATGAAAAATCAAAAAGAATCAAATGAAGAGCTCGAAAAAATCCTTGCAGAGCTCAAGGAATGCAACATAATCAAAACACAATCTGACTACGCAGTCCTCTCTTCTGCCCTTTCAAGAGCCTTCGGATATGGATTTCGATTTGGCCTTGAGCAGAAGATAAGCGCCTCTATATGAAAGAAAATTGATAATATTAAAAAAATAACTTGACATTTTAAAAAATTTATCATAAAATTCTTATATATTATAAAAGAAAGGAGGTGATGAGATGAGATATACAGCACTTGAGAGGAGCTCTCCTGATGCCAAAAAGATAGTTGTTAGTACATATCTTAACAAGGAAGTTGCAGAAGAAATGTTTAAGGAAGCTCAGAAACAGAATCGGTCAATGGCAGCGCAGATTTCCTTTGTCTGCAAATGCTGGTTAGAGAAGAAAAGGGAACAAGAGAAAGAAACAGAGATTGATTCCTAACTATCATTTAAGGAGGGACGAGAAATGGTATTACCGGAAGCATATTCGAAGTATAATTATCTTACTGCCTGCAACCTCATGACAGGGAGAGGAGAAATTACATATGAAGAATTTCCTGCTGATGAGATAGAGGCAGCCAATACAATCGTTTTAGAAGATGAGAAAACTCCTGAGAATATCCTCTTCAGAAAGAGCGCACTCGATACTCTTTCTGAAGAGGCTCAGAAGGTTATTGAATTGATTCTTGATGCACCAGAGCAGTTGATGGCGTATGCCTCTACTCTTGATGGTTCATACCATTCTCCTAAATACAAGAAGGGCAAAAAAGTAAGTCTAACAAACGTCGAGTTTTATATCCGAGATAACTGGAAATGGAAATGGGAACAAATCTGGAGCACAACCAAAGAAATAAGACGCGCCGTCAGTCTGCTATAAAACATGATAGCACCGGCGAGATTTAATTGTGCAGGTAGAGAAAATGAAGATTGATATAATCTCCCCTGTATTTTGCCATACAAGTGATTACAAGCGTCTACAACCAGCTCTTCAATATCAAAAAGAGTATTGGAGAAAGAAGCAATATTCAAAAGAGCAATGTTTCTATCTTTCAAGTCTTGTTGATTCTAAAGGGATATTTCTAAGAGGCCTTCTTCCTCGAGCAATCGAATATCTCAAGAATGAAAATATTCCTTTTGAGGTTATAGGTGGAGGACCAGAAAAATTTCTCGAATATAGAATTCCATCTGAATTATCCGGTCTCCAGGCAAGAGATTATCAGATAGATGCAGTCGAAAAAATATTCTATCACAAGAGAGGTGTGATAGTGGTTGTTACCGGAGGAGGAAAAACCTTCATTGCAGCTCTTGCTATTAAATCCATTGTTGGCTACAGACCGAAAGTTCTCTTTCTCTGCAATACTATCGGACTCCTTCGACAAACAACAACAAAATTCAAAGAATACGGAATCAACAACATCTGCTCAATAGGTGAAGGGAAAAAAGAGATAACAGCAGATGTTGTCGTCTCAACAATCCAGAGCTTCGCTCGATTAGATGTTGAGTCTCTGAAAGACCACTTCGACATGATAATTGTGGATGAAGCTCATCATGTAAGGATGTTTGATGGCGTTTGGACAAAGGTTCTCTCAGGTCTCAACGCTCTCTACAGAATAGGGCTTACAGCAACTCCTCCTTTAAATGAAGAAGGAGTTCTCTGTCTTGAAGGCCATATTGGTCCTATCATCTCAGAGATGATGCATCCTGAGGCGATTTCAAGAAAAATAATTGTAAATGTATTTCTCAATTTGATAAAAATACCTTATAATAATGATATCGCACAACTAAAGAATTACAAGGATGTTTACAGGCAAGGAATCGTCGAGGATTATCTCTACAATAAAATTGTTGTGGAGGAAGTTAAGAGACTCTCAGACATCGGGCTCACGTCTTTAATCTATGTTTCACAGATTAACCACCTTCTCAAAATACAAGCACTTTTAAATAGATATGAAATCCCCTCTTCTCCTGTTTACGGAAATGTGTCAGGAGAAGAAAGAGAAAAAATTAGAATCAGTCTTCACAGAAAAGAAATAATGGCAGTTGTAGCAACGACTGCCTGGAAAGAAGGAATCGACATCCCCTCTCTCAATAATATTAGTCTTGCCGCTCAAGGAAAAGACGAGATTGCTCTTCTTCAAAATATAGGAAGAGGTGTAAGAAGAGATGAAGGGAAAACTGAATTGATTCTTACTGATTTCTTCAATCCATCCCAGTACTATCTTGTGAAGCATTTTGGCGAAAGACTTTCTCTCTATTTCGAAAGAGGATGGATTGGAAAAGAATTTGAAAAATCTTATCGACAAAATCCCTCTCCTGATAGAAAACTTTGATATCTTTTCTTTCCTCGATACCAATTCCATAGATTACTCTACAAAAGGAAAAAACATAGGACGAGGGTGGATTGGCCTTGACTGTCCTTTCTGTGGAGATTCATCTAATCATTTTGGATGGAATTTAAAGCAAAAGAACTATAGTTGCTGGGTTTGCGGAGAAAAAGGAAACACAATAGTTCTCATCAGAAGACTTCTCAAGTGTGGGTTTTATGATGCGCTCGAAGTTCTTTCATCTCATCAATCAGCTAAATTAATTATTGATGATGATATTCCTCTTGTTCCTCACGGAACAAACATTATTCCTTCTCAGGCAACAAAAGGACTTCTTCCTCGACATCGAGAATATCTAATAGAAAGAAATTTCAATCCAGATGAGATAGAAGAAAAATATCATCTCTATAGCTGTCATACATACGGTTTTTATAAGCATTCAATTATCATTCCGATAATCTATAATCGAGAAATTGTCTCCTTCACATCCCGAGATATAACAGGAATGAGGCCGAGCAGATATATTTCTTGTCCTCTCGATAAATCTATCATCTCAATAAAAGAAACACTCTATGGAATAGATGAGGTGAACGAATCTTGCGTTGTAGTTGAGGGTCCATTTGATAAATGGAGAATAGGAGATGGAGTGGTTGCCTCAATGAGTAAAGTAATCACTCGAAAACAGATTCTTCAGCTGATAGAAAAAAAAGTTAAAAATATTTTTATTCTTTTTGACTCAGAAGCGAAGGTGAGAGCAAATTACACAGCTAATCTACTTTCATTGACTGGACAATTTAAGTCTGTAGAAATTCTTGATATTGATTGCGAAGAACCTGAGTTCTTAAGCAAAGAAGATGTTGATTATATAAGAAAAGAATTTATTTTTTAGAACATTAAAATCTTGTTTATTTATACAAGAAGAACAGCATTAAGTTGATTATTTTAACCGGCCGACCAAGACATATTGAAGCCTTTTTGAAGGTGGGTAGAGATACTTTAGATGCTGCTCTTCTTTATTCACCAAAGTAGATTTGAGTTTTCCTTGGTCGGCAAACTCAATTTCTACCCACCTTCAAAAAGGCTTTTTTATTTTTCAAAATAGGAGGCTCTATGGAATCTGACCATCTCTACTCCTCTCAACAAGAAGAGGACCCAGATGTAGCATTTGCAAGAGAAATAGGAAAATGCTACATCAAGTACTTCAACATCCCCATCGAAATCTACAAAGACAAAAGACTCACAGCAAATGAAAAATTCCTCTATGCACTCATAAATCTCCTCGATAATGAAAGAGGCTGCTTCGCAAGTAACCAGAGATTGGCAGATGATTTAGGCCTCTCAATTGATGTTGTTTCGACAGGAGTTGCAAAGCTTGGGAGATTAGGATATGTGAAAAAAACGAGCTTCGATGGAAGAAATAGAGTGATGAGAGTGATGTGGAAAGGAGGAAAATTGCCTCATCCTCCCGATGAAGAGAGTATGAGGCATACGGAGAAGAGCGGGAACAGTATCGAGAGAAGGGAGGGAACAGTACCCGTAGAAGAGCGGGAACAGTATCGAGAGAAGGGAGGGAACAGTATTCTCTCTTCGGCAGGACATATAAATATAAATGATGAATATAATGTTAATACTATTTCTTCTTCGAAGAATATTACATATTCTTCTCAAAAAGAAATAGAGGAGGTTCCTTCGGAACCCACCGTTCTCCCTACCAAGGTTTCTCTTCTAAAACAAAAGCAGGAAGAAAAAAGAAAAGAAGCTGCTCAGCAATCAAAGCCTGCTCAGATACAAATATCAGATGATGAAAAGAAAATTGTCGAGTACTGGGAAAGTCTTGGATTGCATAAAACTGCTCGCGATACAAAAACTTTCGCCGACTCGATAAGGAGCCTCAGAAAAATCTTGCGAGGAACTCTTTTCAAAGGATGCACCTATACACTCGATGATATGAAAACATCAATTGTGAATTTTTCTCTTTCTGCCTTTGATGAAATGTATGAGCCATCAAATCCTGAGCAAAAGAAGAGAATTAGTAAGATGAGCTTTTCAGACTTTCTCTACAATCCTTTCTCAAAATCAGAAAGAAGTTTTTTTCTCATCTATCTCAATTCACCAAAACAATCAACAAGAGTAGTCGAAGATAAATTTCCGGAGCTAACAAAAACATTCAAGAAAATCTACGAGGAGAAATTGCTCGGAGACATTCATCCTTCGTATTCAGAGTCAGAGGAAAGTTGCTTCCGACTCTCAGCGATACGTACAAATGAATTCTTCTCCAAGCACCGAGGGAAGATGAACTCCATTCTTGTAAGGACACCAAAAGACCTTGCAGGAATGGTTGTAGAATCAGTCCTTGAAGATAAAGGAGATATGAGTATCACTCCTGCCTGGTTATGCTCGAACACAACTTTCAATCGAAGACTTCCGACATATTTGACTGAGCAAAACGTAATCGAGGGATAAAATGTCCGTTAGACGAAGAAAAATCGATACCTATATTGAAGAGCTCATCATTACAGGAATGATTGTCTCAACGGAGTTTATGAAGAGCATTGTCGGAATCATGGCTCCAGAAATTTTTGAGGTTGATTTTGTTAAGAGGGTATCGAGGTGGTGTATCGATTACTTCTCGGAATACAAATCCTCTCCGAAGGAATCAATTCAGCATATCTTCAACATCGAATCGTCGAAAATCTCAGATGAAGAAAAAGAAATAATTAGAAATTTTCTCAATAGCCTCTCAGAAAAATATGAATCTTTTGAAGGGCAAATCAACGACCAATACCTCACAGACAAGGCAATCCAGTACATTAAGAAGAGAAAGTTGAAGCTCACATCTGAAAAAGTCTCCTCATACCTTGAACTCGATATGGTTGATGCAGCGGAGGATGAATTCAGCTCTTACAAAAAGGTAATTGCCGAGACGGCCTCCTGGGTAAATCCATTTGAGAAGGAATATGTCAAGAAAATCTTTTCAGAGTACAACGACGAGAAATATCATCTTTTTAAGCTTCCGGGTGCGTTAGGGGAGGTGACAGGGTGGTTTGAAAGAGAGAATCTCATCGGAATTATTGCTCCAATGAAAAGGTATAAGAGCTGGATTTTAGAGGAGATTGCAATCCAGGGGATTCTTGAGAAGAGAAAAGTTGTTCTTTTCTCTCTCGAAATGAGTGCAAGAAAAATCTCGCAAAGAATTTACAGAAGGCTGACAGGGCTTGCGAAGAAAGAAACTGGGAACTATCTCTATCCGGTATTTGATTGCCTCGAAAATCAAGATGGGTCTTGCTCAAAACAGATAAGAAAAAACAAATCATCTCTCGTGAAATCATTAGATGAGGAGCTTCCGAAGTGGCAGCCAGAACTCGAATATGAAGCCTGCTCTCTTTGTAGAGGGACGAGGGATTTCCGACTCGGATTCTGGTGGATGAATAGAAGGGTTGAGAAAATAAAATACTCAACCACAAAGCCAATAATTGATGCACTTGTCAAGATGTACGGAGACAATTTTCGAATCTTTTCATATCCTGCTTTTTCTGCAAACTTCTCGAGGATGAAAAGAGACCTGGAAAAATTAGAGGTTGTTGAGGGATTTCATGGCGACATTCTCCTTTATGATTACGCAGAAATATTTGGAGACGAATCCGGAGATAATGGAGATGAAAGGTCGAAAATCGATAAAAGATGGAAAATGCTGAAAGGGCAAGGAGACGAGAAACACGCATGCGTTGTCACTGTCAGTCAGACAGGAGAGAAGAAGTCTCTCGATAAGAAAATTCTTCAACAGTCAGACGCTGCGGGAGATGTAAGAAAAAATGCTCATGTTGACAAGATGTATACCATAAATCAGACTCCAGAGGAAAAAAGAAGAGGGGTTTTCAGATTCGGAGTAGTGGCAGACAGAGATGAAGGATTCGATTCTCTCTCAAGTTGCTATGTACTCCAGCAGCTCGATGTTGGGCAGATTGCTCTCGACTCGGAAATTTTAAGATAATCAAAGAAAAAATTCTCAATTTGATAAAAATGCCTTATAATTCTTGTGAAGGAGAAAAATAATGATTTCTATTACGCGGAAATTCGAGTTTCATTCTGCCCACTATCTTCCAAATTACGATGGAAAATGTTCCCGCCAGCATGGTCACACCTATATTCTCGAAGTTGAAGTTGCAGGAAAGATAAAAGCCCAAGGTCCAAAAACAGGAATGATAATGGACTTCGGTGAGTTGAAAATATCGGTCGATAAGGTTGTTATAGAAAAATTAGACCATGAGCTCCTCAACGATGTATGGGAAAATCCAACAGCAGAGGTTATGGTTGAAGATATCGCAATAATGCTTCTTCCTTTCCTTCCTGGTCTTGTAAGAGTGAGATTATACGAAACAACTAACAGCTATGCCGAATGGAGAAAAGATGAAAGTTTTGAGCGTATTTCGAAGCATTAATGGAGAAGTAAATCGAAGCCTCCAGGGCTCGATGGCGACATTTGTCAGGTTTGCAGGATGTCCTTTCAGATGTTCATACTGTGATACAAGGAGGGCGCAAAAGAAAGATTCTGGAAGAATTATGACCGTCGATGAAATCGTCAATTCTATTATTGCTGAAGGATGCGAAAATGTCACTCTTACCGGAGGGGACCCTCTCTATCAATCTCAAGATGATTTAAAGTACCTTCTTAGGGAGCTGACAGAGAAGAGATGCTTTAAAGTTTCAATTGAGACGAATGGATTTTTCTCTGTCGAGCCCTATGAGGAATTCAGATTCGATGTTTCATTCGTAATGGATTATAAGCTGAAAGGCTCAGGGATGGATGGGCATATGAAGGACGAGAATTTCGTTCCTTTATGGAAAAATGATTTTATTAAATTTGTCATTACAAGCATTGCGGATTATTCTCAAGCAAAGGAGGTGATGAGGCGGCTTAGACTTCAAGGATGCGAAGCGAAGTTTGCATTTAGTCCTTGCCATGGAGGGAAATTTGATGCTGCGAAATTGATAGAAGAGATGAAGAATGACAGAATCACAGACTGTATAGTTAATCTTCAAATCCATAAGTATATATGGCCGGAAGCCGGCGAGAAAGAGGTCTAAGATGTCAGTGATTGTAGATGTGAAGATAAATGGTGGAACATATTACTTGGGAGAATCTCCTGAGGAAATTTTCAAAGCACTTATTTCGATTTTTGATTTTACTGGAAAATATCAATTCTCTCCTCTCGAAACATTAAAGGGCAATTTTATTGAAATTTGTGAAATGGCAAAAGAGAATTTCATTGAACTAAAGAAAAGCCCACTTGTCACAAATCCGGAACTCACAAAAGAATATCGAAAATGGCAGATGAAGATGGATAGGTTCATTGCGAGATTTCAATCGATTCAGAGTGTAGAGGAGTTTCATCAAAAGTTTTTCGATATGCTTCTCTCATTTGAAAACCTTTCTCCTCTTCACGGATTTGGTGCTAAAAATAAGTGGGGAGATAAGCTCTATGGAGACCCGGAGAGAAAACTTCTTTCAAAAATGGGAGGAAAAATTGAATGAGAAATTTAGATGAAAAAAGAGCAATTGTTTTATTGTCGGGCGGGCAGGATTCTGCAACCTGTCTCTCTATTGCGATGAAGACATTCATCGAGGTCCATACTGTAAGCTTCTACTACGGACAGAGGCATAAGCTGGAGCTTGAGAAGGCGAAGAAATTGAGCGAAATAGCAGGAGCGAAATCTCACGCAGTTGTCGATATTGCGGGACTCTTCTCTCAGGTGACAGAATCTTCATTGATGGATTCAAATTCGGATATTTCTGAGAAATGCAAATTTGATGATTCTGTCCCTGCATCATTTGTTCCGTTTCGAAATCTTTTCTTCATTTCATCTGCTGCCGCCATTGCGTATAGAAAAGGGATAGCGAATCTCATGACAGGGGTATGTTCCACTGATTTCTCAGGATATTTTGACTGCAGAGACGTCTTTATCAAGGCAGCGAATGTGGCGATTTCTCTTGCTGGAGATTGCAATCTTGATATCCACACTCCTCTCATGTGGCTCACAAAGGCAGAGACTGTCCTTCTTATGGCGAGACTGGAAACATTCGAATGGTATGAGCACACTCTTACCTGCTATGAAGGAAAAGAGCCTCCATGTGGCGTCTGTCCTGCCTGTAAGTTGAGAGCAAAGGGATTCGAGGAGGCTGGACTCATGGACCCGTTAATTCTAAAATTCGAGGAGTAAGATGAGGAAAAAACATTATTATACATGGGACGAATTCAATGATGATTGTGTTGAGCTCTCGAGAGTGATTTCGAATTCTGGGGTTCGAGGAAAAGTTTCTGGAATTTATGGAGTCCCTAATGGCGGAAATCTTCTTGCTGACAGGCTGAGTAGATTGCTCTCACTTGAAAAGGTCCACAGAGCTTTCGCTGATTCTCCGGGAGTTCTTGTTGTTGACGATATAATTGATTCCGGAGAAACAAGAAGGAGATTTCCTTACAATCATTTTGTCTCTATTCACATAAGACCCGAAGTCGAAAATTCCTTTGAAAAAACCCTTTGTCTTCGAGTAGAGGATAGATGGGTGTGTTATCCGTGGGAGAAAGAAGAGGAGAATAAAGGAGAAGATATCGTCAGGAGGATGCTCGAATTCATCGGAGAAAATCTGAATCGTCCAGGGCTGAGAGAAACTCCGGAGAGAGTTGTCAAGATGTGGGAAGAGGTGTTCGAGGGATATGATAAGAATAAATTTCCGAAGATAACGACAATTAACAACGGAGAAGACGGAATACTCTACCACGACATGATAATTGATAGTGGGTATTTTTTCTCACACTGCGAGCATCATGTCGTTCCCTTCTTTGGAAAATTCAGCTTCGGGTACATCCCCGACAAGGTCTTGATTGGGGCAAGTAAGATATCGAGAGTGATTGATTTCTATTCTCACAAACTCCAGATAGCCGAAAGGCTCGTTCATGAAATAGTAGATTGCATGCAAGAAACACTTTCTCCGAAAGGATTGATATTGATAATGAGCGGAAGGCATCTCTGCAAGGAAATGAGAGGAGTGAAAAAATTCGATTCTCCTTTCGAGGTGATAGCTGTAAGGGGATGCTTTTCAACAAATAAAGACGGATGCAAAGATGAATTCATGTCAAGAATTCAAAGGAGATAAGTTATGGGAAGACTTTTCGGGAGAATTGTGATGACCGATTTAGCAGCAAAGACATTTATCTTGATGTCGGTGGTTAGACCTCCTTTTCGATTTCCATCTCATTGGTTCAAGATATCTCTTGCGAGAGTTATGAATCCTGAAATGACAGATGATGAGATAAAAAAAGAGTTTTTTGATAAAGGAAATGCGAAATTCGGCGACACGCTGAGGACGTTTTCAGACCCGAGAATTGGAGCATTCCGGGAAATTTCTAAAGGAAAATATATTTATGAAAATATTGTAACTCGAGGAATGCTTAGAAAATTCAAGGAAATCTACAAAGAGAAAAAGGATATAGGAAGATTTTTAAAATCAAAGGAGAAAATGAATGAAAAAAGACAAGACAAATCATCTCAAAAGTCTCGGCGCAAAGAAAACAATCTACAAGCTCGGCGGGCCGAATACTAAAATTCTCGAGACATTCGAGAATAAGTTTCAGTTGAGGGAATATCGAATTCTCTTCCGGACAAATGAATTTTCTTCTCTTTGCGTTTCCGGAGATACTTTGATGGATATTTCTCGCAACGAAGAAAAATATCCTGATGGAATCCCTATAAAAGATTTGGTGGGGACTGAGGGTATTATTTTCGGATTTGATTTAGAGACAAGAGAACCAGTTGCGAGAAAATATCACTCTGTAAGAAAAACAAGAGAAGATGCTTCTGTCGTGAAAATCAATCTTGAGCACTTGCACTGCAGCGGAAAAGAAGGAGACGACCATATAACTCGAATCCCGAAAGAGATTGTAGTGACTCCAGACCATCCGGTTCTAATATCGACGGGGTGGGGAAAGACTTCTTGGATATTGGCTTCGGAGCTGGAGCCGGGGATGAGGTTAGTAGCTGACCAGAAATCTTTCGATTGTATTCGAGGAAAGGCTCGTCACAGACTCATAATGGAATGCTTTCTCGGGAGATATCTCGAGGATGAGCTGATTCACCACAAAGACCATTGCCATTTTAATAATGAAATTGAAAATCTTGAAATAAAAAATCAGTCTTCTCATTTCAGTCATCACCAATCAATGAAATATGGATATTCTTCGTCTCTTCCTTCGGTAGAAGAGCTCATCGAAATGTACAATTCCGGAGAAAATTTTAATTCATTAGCTAAAAAATTCAAGTGCGATTTTTCAACAATTGAATCGAGAATTGGACATCTGGTTGACAAAAGAACTCAGAAAGAATCTCTTTTGGCCAAGCCTGAGAGCATTATTCATAGAAAATTGATGAAAGAGTGCTCTCAATATTATCAGAGAGGATATACTATTCTTGAGCTCTCTGAGTTCTACGGAGTTGATGGAACGACAATCTCTCAATGGATTATTAAATCAGGAGGAAAAGTTCGAACTTCTCTCGAAACAAAAGATTTTCGAAAAAGAGTTTCCGAGCTACCTTCTCTTAATCATCGAGTTGTTTCCGTTGAGCCTCATGGAAGGCAAGATGTATACAATCTCGAGGTCGAGGACATAGAAAACTTTTTTGGAAATGGAGTAGTGCTTCATAATTGCCCAAAAACCGGCCAACCGGATTTCGCCTCCATCGAGATAGAATATATCCCGAGAAAGAAGTGCATCGAATCAAAATCTCTCAAACTCTATCTCTTTTCCTATAGAGGCCACGGCTCATTCATGGAGACGATAACCAATAAAATCCTCGAAGACCTGGTTGATACTTGTGACCCTCTCTGGATGAAGGTTGTAGGAAGCTTCAATGCTCGTGGGGGAATTACAACTGACGTCGTCGCAGAATATCACTCAAAGGAGTATCGGCCGTGAACGAAGTTACGATGTATTTTGCGGGATGTTGGGATGGGAAGGCATCTCCGGAAGAGTATGAGATAGGAGTGAGAAATAAGCTCTGCTCATTCGTCTATCCGAAACAATTCGAGAGCTGGATGGATGTCTCTGGGGACACACCTGGAAAAGTATTAATTGATTCAGGCGCCTTCTCTGCCTGGAATAAAGGCGACCAGATTGACTTCGAAAAATATATTAGATATTGCCACGGAGCAATATCTGAAGGAGAGAAGAGAAACAAGATAGTGAGAGTTGTCAATCTCGATGTCATTCCTGGAAAGAAAGGCGAGACGATAAATCTCAACTCTTCTGTGAAGAAAGAGGACAAGGCAATAATTGAAAAAGCGGCAGAGGATGGATATAAAAACCTCTGCCGATTTCTCGAGGATGGAATTACTCCGATACATGTCTTTCACCAAGGAGAGCATTTCAAATGGCTCGACAAGATGGTTGAGAAGACAGATTATATTGGAATCTCTCCTGCAAACGACGTTCCTCCTGACCAGAAGAAGCTCTGGATGGATAGAGCATTTTCATATCTTGCGAAAAATAATATCAAGGTGAAGACTCATGGGTTTGCTGTTTTCGGTTCATCTATGATTCTTGAATTTCCTTGGACAAGCTGCGATGCCGCTACATGGAGAATTGCTGCCGGATTCGGATGTGCGTATTTCCCTGTCGGAGGATACAAGAATCCAGATTTCTCAAAGCCTCCTGTCGTTGTGAAGATTTCAGATAAACAGACAACAAAAGAGCAGTTTCAATTTTATGGAATCTTCGAAGAAGAGCTCCAGGAGACAGGGTATACTTTCGAAAAGCTCTCAACAACATGGGAGGAGAGATGTAGGGCAAATATGAAATTCTTCTTGCATCTCGAAAAATGGATAAATGAGAAGAAGAAGACTCTGACATTTAAACCGAAGAGTAGTATTTTTAGTATGTGAAAGGAGAATCATGGAATTTGATGTTAAAGAGCTTGTGAGAACTCTTAAAATGGTGATGCCTGGATTAGGAGGAAAATCTGTTATTGAGCAGGCAAATCACTTCGTTTTTACGCCGAAAAGAATTGTGACATTCAACGACCAGATATGTGTCTCCCACCCATTTCCGTGCGGAGACATAACTCCCTTCTCTGCTCCATCGGACGAGCTCTTCTCGATTCTTTCCGGAATAAAAGAAGAGGAGATAGAAGTCACTATTTCAGAAGGAAAGATGAAAATAGAGACTGAATCGACAACAGCTGAAATTTCGATAAAGGAGGAAGGACATATCTTCTCAAACATCAAATTCTTAGACGATATTGAGATTACAGTTCGAGAGGAGATTCCAGAAGGATTCATCGAAGGAGTAAAGCTCTGCCTCTTTTCTGTCTCGAGGGATATTACCAGGGGATTTCTGAGCTGTGTAAGCATAAATGAGGATTCGGTTCTTTCATCTGACGACTGTAGAATAAGTTGGTACAAGATGAAAGGAAAGATGAGGTCTGTTCTTATTCCTCTCGTCTCTGCATCGAAGCTTATCCAGTATGAAGTGAAGCAATTCATTATCGATTCTTCTTGGATTCACTTTTTTACAGAAGATAATGTTGTTTTCAGCTCAAGAATTCTTTCGGATGAATTTCCTGAGTGTGCGGAGGCTTTCGAAGTCGAAGGAGTCAATCTCTCATTGCCGAAAGAGATGAAGGATGCCATAACATCGACATCTATATTCTCTGAAGGAATGACGGAGCTCGACAGGGTTATTTCGATAGATGTTAAAAAAGGAAAGATTTCTTGCAAGTCTGAGAATCAGACAGGAAAGCTCATAAAGAAAATGAAAATAGATTACGATGGACCTGAGTTTTCATTCTATGCAAATCCCTTCTTCATGTCTCAGGTTCTCGAGCATTTAACTAAAATCACAGTCGGAAAATCAAAAGCTCTCTTTTCTTCTGGCTCATTTCTTCATGTCATGGCGCTTCCAGTAGAGTAGATGAATAACGAAAATTACGTCCATCTTCACGTTCATAATGAATACTCATATCTTGACGGTCTCGGCTCGGCCAAGCAATGGGCAAAGAAGGCAAAAGGGATGGGATTCAAATCTCTTGCCTTAACGAATCACGGAAATGTAGCAGGAGTGATAAAGTGGCAAGAGGCTTGTCTTGAGGAAGGGATTTCTCCGATAATTGGATGTGAGATGTATATAGTTGAGAATATCAAGAAGAAAGAAAAAAATGAGGAGAGAAAGCACATAACGATTCTTGTCAAGAACGAATCAGGCTGGAAAAATCTCCTCACTATGCTCACGATAGCAAACACTGAAGGATTCTACTATAAGCCGAGAATAGACCCTCAAATTCTTTGTGAGGATTTAGAGGGAATTGTTATTATGACTGCGTGCCATAACGGATTTATCTCTACAGAATGGGGTGCCTCTCTTCTCGGAAAGCTCGGAAGACTTTTACCGAAAGATTGTCTTGCGTTTGAGGTGATGCCTTTAAAGGCAAGATTTCAGGAGAGATATAATTCTCTTGTTTTATCAATGAGAGAATCGTTGAGGGATGTAAGAGATATTCCTGTTGTTCTCACAAATGATTGCCACTATGTCAATTCAGATGATGCGACTGCTCAGGAAACAATGCTCTCTATTCAATCGAATGCGAAATGGACAGACAAAGATAGATGGAAATTCGATACGGATGAATTGTTTCTAAAGAGTGCAAATCAGATGAAAATAGCTTGCTCGAGGACTCTCAATCTTCAGGGAGATGAATTTATAGAGAACTCTCTAAGGATAGCAGAGCAGTGCAATTCATTTAGAATAAAAAGTCTTTCTGTTAATCTTCCTGACCCGAAATCGAAAAATGGAGCTCTCACAGAAGAAGACTTTTTGAGAATAGTCGATGAAGGATATCTCGAAAAAATATGGCAGAAGGTTCCAGATGAAAAGCCTTACATGAAGAGACTCCGAGAGGAAATCGACCTTCTCAAGAAAAAAGGATTCATAAAATATTTTCTAATTGTTTGGGAAATTGTAAATTGGTGTAAAGAAAATAATATCATGATTGGTCCAGGAAGAGGGTCTGTTGGAGGAAGCATTGTTGCATATCTGATGGGGATAACGATGGTAGACCCTCTCAGATACAATCTTCTTTTCTGGAGATTTACAAGTCCTGACAGGAATGACTTGCCAGATATCGATATTGATTTTGAAGATTCAAAAAGGCACCTTGTATTTGAGCACATAAGAGAGCTATATGGAAAATATAATGTCGCATCCGTTAGTACTTTCATGTATCTGAAAGGAAGGTCTGTAATAAGAGATGTCGGACGAGTATTTGACTTGCCTTCAAAGGATGTAGATGAATTTGCAAAATCTCTTGAATATACAAAAGTTGACACGGACATCTTAAAATCATCATTTGATGAGACATCTGAAGGAAGAGATTTTGCAAAAAAATATCCTCTCCAGTCTGATATAGCAATGAGGCTTGAAGGAAACATACGAGGAACGGGCACTCATGCTGCTGCTTGTGTTATTTCAGAGGATGATTTAAGAGAAGGAAAGAGAGGAAATCTTATCTACTGCAAAGGAGGAGAACTTGCTGTCTGCTGGGAAAAAGACGATGCAGAGAAAATGGGATTGATGAAGATGGATATTCTTGGACTCAATGCTCTCTCTGTATTTTCGGAAGCGAACAGGCTCATTGCACTGAATGGAAAGCCTGAGATAATCTTCCACAAAATTCCTCTCGATGACAAGAAAATCCTCAAAAGGTTCGCTCAAGGCGATACTTCTGGTTGCTTTCAATTCAACTCTCATGGAATTACAAAGCTCTGTAAAGACATGAGAGTATCAAGCTTCGAGGACCTCGTTGCGATAAATGCTCTCTATCGACCTGGAACACTGAGGAGTGGAATGGTCGATAAATTTGTTATGAGAAGGAGAGGGAAAGAAAAGTGGGAGCCTATACATTCTATTGTTGAGAAAATAACAAAAGATACCCACGGAATCATCGTCTATCAAGAGCAGCTCATGCTTGCGCTCTACGAGCTCGCAGGGCTTTCATGGACGACAATAGAGAAGATAAGAAAGGTTGTCGGAAAATCGAAAGGATTGGAGGCATTCAATAGATTCAAAGAAGAATTTGTCAAAGGATGCGAAGAAAAAGGGACTTTGTCGAGGAAACAGGCAGAAGATTTTTTCGACGAAATGAATAATTTCGGCGCGTATGGATTTAATCGTAGCCACGCCGTTGAATACACGATGATTGGGTACTGGTGCATGTATTTTAAGCACTACTTTCCAAATGAATTCTATTCTGCTTCTCTCTCATACGGAAGCGAAGGGAAGAAGGAAGAGATAGTGGAGGAAGTATATGCATCGGGATTGAAAATAAAACTTCCGAAAGTAGGAATCAGCCATTCAAAGCTCTGGATTGTGAAAGGGGATGAAATTTACTGTCCATTTATCGAAGTTAAAGGGCTTGGTGAAAAACAGAGTGAAAGAATCTTTCGAGGAGATATAGGAGAAAAAATAAGAACTGTAGAGAGGAAGAAAAAAGAGGAACCGCAAGGTCCGAAGATAAAAGGATTTTTCTCTCAGAAAAAAGAAGAGCCTGTGAAGAAAAAAGAAGTAAAGGTGATGGAGGGTGGAAACTCTCTCAACTCTCTTCTTCAGAAAATGCATTCCTTTGAGCCAGATTATGAACCTTCGTTTGATGAATTGATGGAATTGAGCGGATTATTTTCTTTCTCTCTCTTGAAAGAAGACCTGAGAAAGAAAGAATTGAAGCTTAGAAAGATAAGCTATCGAGACGAATCTGTAAGCAAGTGTAATGATTGTCCTTTAAGAGAATTCGCAAGAGCACCTGTTCTTCCATCTCTCGGAAGATATAATATTGCAATCATCGGAGAATCTCCAGGAAGGGATGAAGACAGAGAAGGAATTGGATTCATTGGAGACTCCGGTGGGCTTCTATGGGAAGAATGCTACAAGCATGGAATAAAAAGAGAATATTGTCATGTGACAAATGTCTATAAATGCTTTCCAGGTTCCTCGAAAGAAAAATATGATTTAACGAAGACGAAAATGTGCTGGAAGCATTTAGATAAAGAGCTTAAAGAGCTGAATCCTGGAGTCGCTCTCGGGATAGGAAATTCATGCGTTCATTTCTTCGAAAATAAGACATCCGGAATATACGATTTGAGCGGAACTGCAAAGTGGAGCTTTAAGTATGGCTGCTGGATTTGCTATTGTATTCATCCTGCCTCTCTTTTATATGGGCAGGAAAAAGATAAGAAAGAGAAATGGAGAGAAGGGATAAAAACATTTGCACAGAAAGTTTCAGTTCTTATGATGAGAAAGGAGGAGGGGCTGATATGAGAAGTACAATCCTATTTATATCGGGGATTATTCTTGTCCTCAAAGGATTTGAGCCTCAGGGATGGGCAATCGTGATTTTCGGAATTTTCGGGATGATTACTGGCTATTTCTACTCTATAATGAAAAAGAAAGGACCACAATGAAAATGCATCCTCTTCATATAAGATATAGGCCGAAATCTTTCGATGAAGTTATCGGAAATGAAGGAGTAGTTGAATCTCTCATTGGTCTTTTTTCGAGAAAGGACGGGGTTCCTCATTCCTTCCTTTTTACAGGTCCTTCAGGGTGCGGAAAGACAACTCTTGCGAGGGTAATTGGAGGAGAGATAGATTGTGACCCAGCGGAATTCTTCGAGATAAATTCAAGTGAGGCAAGAGGAATCGACACAATAAGAGATATTATAAATAAGTGCTCTTTCTCTCCAATGTATGGAAAATCGAAAATATATCTTTTAGACGAGTGTCACAAGCTAACAAGTGATGCTCAAAACGCATTGCTGAAAATCCTCGAAGATACTCCTTCTCATGTATTCTTTATTCTTTGCACAACTGACCCGGATAAGGTGATAAAGACGATAAAGAATCGTTGTCATTGCTTCTCAGTTTCAACTCTTCAGAGAGCGAAAATTCTCAGGCTCTTGAAAGGAGTTCTTCAAAAGGAAAATGCAGAAGTTGACATCTCAGTTCTCCAGAAGATATGTGAGTGTTGTGAAGGAAGCCCAAGGCAAGCTCTTGTCATGCTTGACCAGGTAATGGATATTGGAGACAAGGAAATTGCACTTCAGACGATAATTGATTTAACGATAAATGATGTTGTTATAACAGATGTCTGCAAGGCGGTATTGGAAGGTAAGAGCTGGGAGTATATAGCGAATCTCTTAAAAGGGATAGATGATGACCCGGAGAAAGTAAGATATGCCGTCTTGACATATATGAGTAAGGTCCTTCTAAATGGAGGGGCTGGGAATATGAAAGCTCTGAAGACAATCTCTATCTTTCGTGATACCTGGATGTATTCCGGAAAAGCTGCGATGATAGAGTCTTTCTTCTATGCTTGTCAAAAAGAATAACCAATAAAAAAGGAGGAAAGGAAATGTCAATTATTGCGAAATACAAGACAGAGGCAGGAGAATTACAAGTTCTCGAGACCAAGACGAGATATGGAACTCGTTACTACTGGAGAACGACATCAAGAAATGGAGAGGAGATAGGGAGAAATAGTGAAAATTACGAGAGGCTTCAAGGATGTCTCAGGAGCCTCAGAGCCGAGATAAAGATAATAGGGAATCTTCCCTCGATTGAGGAAATCGCTTGTGACATGGGAATAAAATTATAAATAATTCTCAATTTCAGAAAAAGAATATATAATCATAATATCAAAATATAGACCAGGGAAATCTCATGGAATACAACTATAAAAAAGAGCTGGAGATAGACATCTATAATCTCGACAAGGAGCTTGAGAGGCAGTCAGTTCTTTTCATGAAATATGCAGAGGCAGAAGTTGATGCTTCAGATGAAAGAGATAGAAAGAAAAGAGCGCTTGATGTTTTAAGAGCGGACCTCGACAAGGAAATTCGCTCCAAAGACCCGAAAAAATACGGAATAGAGAAGTTCACAGAAGCTGCAATTGCCGGGTTGATATTGACAGATGAGAGATATAAAGCAGCCGAACTTGAATTTCTTGAAAAGAATAAGCGGACAAAGCTTCTTGGTTCTGCAAAGGAAGCATTTGAACAGAGAAAGCGAATGATAGAGAAGCTTGTCGACTTATATATCTCAGGGGTATATTCTGTCCCGAGACAGAGAAAAAGCGAGGATGCAAAAGAAGGAACTGCTTCACATAAAGAAAATCTCAAAACAGGTGCAACAGCAGACCGCTTAGAAGAAAGCAGAAGGAGGAAAGAAAATGCCTAAGTTTGACAGAGAAAAAGCACGAAAGGACCTTCAGAGGAGACATCAAGAGTCTCACGAAAGAATGGGAGGAGAGCAGTCATATAAGTATTTCAAGACCGACGTCGATATCCCCTTCTTCAAGGCAACAATAACCAAAAACAAGCCTCACATCATCGACATCATCCCTTATCTCGCAGGAAAAAATCCGCCCCAGGTGAGTCAGAAGAATGTCATTCGTCCAAACGACCCGATGTATGTCTCGGAAGTCTTCGTCCATCAAAATATCGGGCCGTCAGGGGACAAGTGGTTTCTCTGCCTGGCAAAGAATTTCGGATTGCCTTGTCCCGTCTGCGAAGATATCGCAGAGATGGAGCGGGAAGGAAAAGAGTACGATGATTATGCGGATATCGCTCCGAAGAGCAGATGCGCATACAATGTCGTTTGCTACGACGATGCGACAGAGGAGAAGAAAGGGATTCAAATCTGGGAAGTCTCTCGAAAATATTCGGAAGACATTCTTCAGAAAATCTCTCGCTCCGGGAGAACAGGCGGAGTGGTCTTCTATGCCGATACAGATGTCGGACAGTCGATTGAATTCGATGTTGCAGATGACAAATATCGGACGATTTCTGGTCACCGCCTGGTTCCGAGAGATTACAAAATATCGGACGAGATAATTGACAAAGCATTCTGTCTTGATGAAATCCTTCACGTTCCGACATATGAGGAAATTGCCGAATGCCACTTCGGAAAGAAAAAGGCAGATGCTCCGGCACCTGAAAAAGAAGATGACGTTCCGATGAGTCCTACTCGGACAGAATCTCCGAAAGCCCCGGAGCCTGAGAAGGAAAAAGAGTCAGAAAATAAGTGCCCGGACGGCGGAACTTTCGGAGTCGACATCGATAAGAGGAATGCCTGTGGAGGCGGGACTTGCAAAAAATATCTCCTTTGTGAGGAAGAGATGGTAAAGCTCGAAGAAAAACGACTCCGGGACAGAATGGCCGCTCGAGAAGCTCGGAACCAGGAGAAGTAAATGGAAGAGAGTACCGCAAGTATTGCTCGACAGGTAGAAGAGGAGTCGAAGAAAAAAGTTAAGACTTCGACTCCTCTCTCGCTCACAACAGGCTCCGTCATGTTAAATCTTGCTCTTTCTGACAGGAGCGATGCAGGAGTAGATTCTGGGACATTTGTCAATATAGTAGGAGACCATAGTGCCGGAAAAACATTCCTTCTCTGGCACATGTTCGCAGAGGCTGCCTACAACAAGGCATTCGATAAATACGATATCTACTACGATGAGCCTGAGGTTTCTCTTAAAATAAACATTCCTCTTCTTTTCGGAGAAAAAGTTGAGAAAAGAGTAAAGAGGAGCATTTGTTCGTATACCGTTCAAGATTTTCACGACAACGTCATGACTCTTGCTCAAAAAGGAAAGCCCTTTATTCTCGGACTCGATAGTTGGGATGGATTGACAAGCGATGAGGAGATAAAGAAGGAGGCGAAGAAGGGCGGATATATGACCGAGGGAGCCACTGTCAGCGGCCGTATATTTAGAAAGGCGATGAGCAAGATTTCTGAAACAAATTCATATCTGATTGTTATCTCACAGACAAGAGATAATATTGGAGTGATGTTTGGACCCTCAAAGACTCGCTCCGGCGGGAATGCGATGCACTTCTGGAATTCACACGAATTGTGGATGGCAGTTGCTTCTCACATGAAGCGAACATACAGGAGCAAAGAGATTGACGTCGGAATCAATGCTCGTGTCGCAGTAAAGAAAAATAAATTGACCGGAAAGTTGAGAGAGGCTGAATTTCCAATCTACTTCGATTTCGGGATAGACGATATTACTTCGATGATTAACTGGATGGTTTCGTGGAAATTCTGGACCGTTGAGACGATAGAAGAGACTGGAGATGATGGAAAGCCGAAAAAAGTCAAAGGAGCTATCGATACGAAAGGCGATTTCATATCTGCGAAAATCGGAGATTTGATTTCTCATATAGAATCGCAAAAGCTCGTTCCGAAGCTCACAGAGATTGTTTCTTCTCGATGGAGAGAGATAGAAGATGCTATCTCTACCGGAAGAAAAAATAAGTACCAGGAGTAGGGATTTGAAATAAAAATGAGCTTTGAAAGAGACGTCACATTTACAGGGAAGATAGTTAGGAAGACGGCACTCGCTATTCTTTTCTCTCCGGAAGATAGAGAGGAAGAAATCTGGCTTCCTAATTCTCAAATTCAAATAGATGGAATAGACGGGAATATTTTCGAAATAACAATTCCTGTCTGGCTTGCATTAGAAAAAGATTTGATTTAATTTTTTTTTAAACTCTTCTTTTTCTCATGTATAGTTATGTTTAGAGGAAGATGATAATAATAGTTGATAGCCACTCAATCGGTCATATGCTTAAGCACAAGCTCTTCGGATTAACGTATGGGGAGAAGCAGACAGGGATTGTGTTTGGTTTTTTTCGGAATATTCTTTCTCTTTCAACTAAATACTACGGGGCCAAGTTTGTCTTTGTTTGGGATTCTCAGCATAGTATCAGAAAGAAAATGTATTCTAAATATAAGGCGAGATATAAGAAAGAGCAGACGGCAGAAGAAATACTAATCGATAGTGCCACATTCAGACAATTTTTGAAGCTTAGAACTTTATATCTTCCTCTCTGCGGATTTAGAAATATTTTTTATTCTCACGGATACGAGGCAGATGACATAATAGCATCAATTATTAAAAGAGAAAAAAACGAGGCGTTTCTTATCGTCTCAAAAGACAATGATTTGCTTCAGCTTCTTTCTTCTACAGTCAAGATGTATTTTGTAGATAAGAAAGAAGAATATGGAGAGAAAGAATTTGTTAGAGATAGAGGAATAGTGCCGGAGCAATGGATAGACGTAAAATCTATTGCAGGGTGCACTTCCGATACAGTTCCTGGAATAAAAGGAGTAGGAGAAGAGACAGCGATAAAATATCTCAGAGGAGAGCTTCCTTCTCATTATAAATCTTATTCGTCCATCGTTGACGGAAAGGATGTGATAGAGAGAAATAGAGCGCTTGTAAGTCTTCCTCTTGAAGGATGTCCTGAGTTTAGAATACAAGAGGACAATCTTTCATTTGCAGGGTTTGAGGAAATTTCGAGGTCTCTTGGATTCAATTCGTTTCTAAATGACAGGAAGTGGAAGAGGTTCTTTTCTAAAAGCTTGTGAGCGGAGGAAGATTGATAAGAGGTGGATAAAGAAGCGATTTCGAGAACAACAGTACTGATATGTAGATATAAATCTGCTAAAACAGATTTACAAAAAAGTCAAATACGAAACATATTGTTCGATGAATTAGCGCCATACCTGGAAAGATGGGTTGGAGCAGCTCTAAAGAAAAAAGGGCAATTTCTTGAATCGACAGAATTTGTTTCATTCATGTGGGATTGCTTTCTTTTTTGCCTTGATAGATTCAATGAGGAGAAGAAAATCCCAATTCCTCAGCACTTCTATCGATATATTGTTTATTGTGTCCTGACAAAGATTGTGAGCGAAAACCATACTCCTGATTTCGAGGAGTATGTCGACGAGAAAGAATATACGGATGAAGGAGGAGAGGATGTTAGACTCTTCTTTTCTGAGATTTCCGAGTTTCGCTCTCGACTATCTGAAAACTACAAAATAATATTTGATGATGCTCTTCTAAGCATGAATCCTGAAAGAAAGAATAGAATGAAGAGACAAGAAGAGAGCTTTACATCTTACTATAAATACTGTGAGGCGAAAAATATTTATAAGCAGGTCATCGAATATTTCTTGAGTAGATAAAAATATTTCTCAATTTCTAAATAAGAATATATAATGAAAATGTAGATAAATAAATTGACCGATATTTTTATATGATGAGGAAGGAGGAAGATATGAAGTAGTCCATAGAAGCTGGGGCGGAGAATTCTCGTCCCTAATCCCCCACTGTCTCCGTCCCGGCTTCTCTTCATGTCAATCTCATGTTAGGAAAGATATCTTCGACTAATTTTCAAAGCCATCTCAACACAGAAATAAATCTCTCTCCTGGAGTGAATGTTATAAAGGGGCAATCAAATTCCGGAAAGAGTTCTATTGTAAGATTCCTCAGATGGGCAATTCTTAATCGACCTTCAGGATTCGGGTTCAAGAGCAATTTTTCAAATCCTTCTGATGTAACTTCCGTTGATATTTCTTTCCTCGATTCTTCTCATCACGTTGAGAGAGAAAGAGACAACAAGCAAAATAGATATGTTATTTCTCGACAAGGAAAAGATGGATTTTACGACAATGAGGAATTTGAGGCTTTAAGAGGAGATGTCCCCAGAGAGATTTCAGATGTTCTGATGATGGATGAGAGAAATATTAGCTGTCAGCATGACGGGTATTTTCTTCTGAATGATAGTGCAGGAGATGTTGCAAAGAAATTGAATTCCGTTGTCGGACTCGATATTATAGACAGAATGATATCGGACGTCTCTTCTTCTATCTCAAGTCTCTCTCGTGATGTGAAAACATCTGAGCTTGCGATTTCAGCTCTCGAAGAGGACGTCAAAGGATATGGATGGGTCGATAAAATTGCTCCTTTGATGAAAAAAGTTGAAAAAGGAATAGAAGAAATTCTCTCCATTCAAATCAAAAAAGATGAGATGGCAAGAATCATCTCTCTTGCTAAAGAATATAAAGAGAAGATTGCTAAATGTGAAGGGCTTCTCGAGGCAGAAAAAAATGTCCGAAGAATAGAAGATTTGTTATCTCTCATAGATGTCGAGGAGATGACAAGGAAGAAGATGATAGAAATAGTAGGGAATTTAAAATCACAGAAGAAAAATTCAGATTTGTGCACTAAATTCCTTCTTTCTGAAAAGAAGTATAATTTATTGATAAAAAACTCAAACAAAATCATTTCTCTTGAAGAAGAAGTTTCAAAGATAAAAACACTTTATTTTCAAATTATAGATGCAAGAACTAAATCTAAACTCCTCGATGAATTTCTTAAAAAAGAGAAGAAGTACTCTTCATGTCTCGAGCTTGCTTGTAGAGTAGATTTCATTGAGAAGGAAAGAAATCTCCTTTCATCTTTCTGTGAAAAAATTAGTGGGCTAAGAGATGAGAAGGAAGTTCTTGAGAAAAAAGAAAAGATGCTGGAAAGGAAATTCAAGGAATCATTTCCCGATATCTGTCCTCTTTGCGGAACAAATCTTTTGGAGAAGAAGTGATGGCTCCAGTAATATTTAGCTTCCAGATAAGATGCCCGAAATGTGGAAATTTTGGTTCTACTTATTCTTCTTCAGATTTCGCTGTTCTTTTGAGAGGAGAGGAAATTCAAGCATATTTCCCGTGCTGTGGATATTTCAGATTTCAAATAAAAGCGAAGAAAGGGAAGGGATGAAAATACTTATCTGCGGAGACCTCCATCTCAGAGATACTGCTCCTTCAAGTAGAGTGGATGATTTCTCCCTTGCACAGGCACTAAAAGTTAAATTCATTCTTGAAACTTCAAAAAAATATGCAGCTCTGGTCGTTTTTCCTGGAGATGTATTTGATAGCTTTAGAATATCTCATAGACTTCTTGCAAATTATTCTTGTCTTTTTTCGTCATGCTCATATCTTAAATTTTCTGTCTATGGACAACATGACATGAGATATCATTCTCTTGATTTTAGCAATACTCCTCTTAATGTAATGGCAAAATCAAATATGGTGATTGTTCTTGGAAAATCTCCTTTTAGAACTTCTAACGGTGTTGATTTCTATGGAGCTTCTTGGGGAGAGGAGATTCCGAAAATCCGCGATGAGAAAAAATTCAATGTTCTTGTTATTCATAAGATGATTGTCTCTGAAAAAATATGGGAAGGGCAGGAGAATTTTGAATATGCAGGAAAATTCCTTCGCTCACTCAAATATGATTTGATTATAAGTGGAGATAATCATAAGACAATAATCCAGGAAGAGAGAGGAGGAAGATTTCTTTTCAATATGGGCTCTGTAATGAGAATGGGGATTGACCAGATAGATTTTGAGCCAAGCATTGCTATCTTCGATACTGAATCGAGAACATACGAAAAAATTAATCTTCCGATATCTCCTGGAATCGATGTATTCGACATGGGAGTTGTAGACGAAAGAAAGAAAAATAAAGAGCTTGAATCTTTCGTTTCCGGATTAAAAAATCCCGACAAGATTGATTTCGATTTCGTTGCTAATCTAAAGAGGAAGATGGAAGAGGATGATATCCCTCTATCTGTCAAATTGATAATAGGAGAATCTCTCGAAAGGATTTCAAAATGAGCACATCTGATATCATCAAAGATTTAGAATCTCTCAAAGAGAAGCTCGAAAAGACAAAATCTGAAAAGGAAAGAGCAGAAGGTTCATATCAAACTCTTATGAGTCAACTAAAAAAAGAGTTTGGATTCTCATCCATCGAGGAAGCAGAAAATGCAATTGCTCAACTCGAAGATGAGAAGTCTAAGAAAGAAAAACTCCTCGAAAAAGAATATTCAGAGCTCAAGGAATCATTCCAGTGGTAGATGTAAAACAATTCGAGATAATGAAAGACTCATTCGTCGAGACTATTGCCAGAAAAAAGGCAAAAGTTGAACAGCTCTCTTCTGAAAAAGAGAAGCTACAATCGATAAAAGAGAAGCTGGAAAGTTCTCAAAAGGCAAGAGAGATAGTAGTAGCAGTTGGCCAGCAGACGCAGCAGAAACTTGAATACCACATTACGAACCTTGGGAACATGGCGCTCCTTGCTGTAATCCCCAACTCGCCGGCCTTCTCGGTAAGATTTGAGGTTAGGCGGAACCAGACTGAATGTGATTTATTTCTTGATGATATGAAGCCAACAGATGCCTATGGAGGAGGAGCTCTCGATATCCTCTCTTTTGCTCTGAGAATTGCCTATTGGTCTCTGAAAAAAAATAGGCCAACATTTGTCCTGGATGAGCCGTTTAAGTTTTTGAGTGCAGATTTGCAGAGTAGGGCGTCGGAGATGATAAAGGAAGTTTCCGAGAGTCTTGGACTGCAGATTTTAATGGTATCCCACCAAGAAGATATTAATATAAATGCGGACAGGACATTTCTCGTGAGAAAAGCAGGAAAAATATCAAAAGTAAAGGAGGTCGGTAATGAGTAAAAAGATTGAGTTAGGCTCAAAAGTAGAGGATAAAACAGGGTTTATCGAATCTCAAAAAGAAAAAATTTACTAAATGAAGATGTTGTTTTTCTTGAGAGGATGAAAGAATGCGAGGAGGAAAAGAAATAGGCAACGAGCACGAAAGAGAAGTCTGCTATCTTCTCAGTAAATGGTTTTCTTACAGAAAAGATGACGGACTGTTCTGGCGCTCGGATACAAGTGGCGGAAGAGCTACATCGAAGAGCAAAAAAGGAATAATTGAGCCTGATTTGTTCGGAGATATAACTCATCGAAAGCCGGAAGGAAGGCCTCTTATCAAGCTGATTCTTCTCGAGGCTAAGAAAGGATATACCCATGATACAAATCCTCTTGAGTTTTTCGAAAATACAAAGACGACAAATCTTCTTTATATTCACTGGACTCAAGCAGAGAGAGACAGAGAGATTGCTGGAAGAAAATATTCATGGCTGATATTTGGAAGAAAAAGGAAGAGAATCCTTCTGATGTTCGATTATCAGTTCTTCTGCGATTGTGAACCAGAGAATGGAGAATACGAAGGGCAGAGATTGAGAATTCTCGATGAAAGAAGAGGGTTGAGTCTTGTTATTGTTGATTTCAAGAAATTTCTTGAGTACCTTGACCCTATGACAATTCATTCGCTTGGAGGTTCAAATGATTTTTTTCGTGAAGAGACATGAGAAGAAAATAAGAAGAGAGGAAACTGCTCGAATTCTGTCTGAGCAGTTCGCAGGAGATGTGAAGGTTCATTCAAGGATATGCGCAAATTGCGATTATGTATATTCTGATTACTTCAACGGGCTCGAATGCCCAAGGTGCACGAGCAATTCGACAATGAAAGTAATTGAATTGAAAGAATCTGATTCTCTTCTCTCAACAAGAAAATCGTCGTGGCCTTTCAATCCGGAGAGCAATTTGATTGTCAAGAAGATTTTATCGAGGGAGCTTCCAAAAAAATACTTTCAGCCCCTTCTTCTCGATATTTCAAGAAAGGAGGTTCTTGTACAATGAAAAAGATACTTCTCTTCGTTATTCTCGCGTTATCATGTGGAGGCTGCGGTCTGCTGGCAGCTAATCCGAGAGGGTATATGTACCCCTACCCTCAGCCTTACCCTTGCGTCTACCCCTGTGAGCAGTCGAATGATGGGTATTATATTTACCGCACGGAAAGAGTTAACCAGAAACAAGAAAAGATAGAACAGCAATGAGGAGAATGTTATATTGGGAGGTTATCATCCACCGCCAACGAATTTGCTGGGGATAAGAAGGACAATAGGCGAAACAATAAGCCTGGCTGATGTCTGAGGGGACTCCATTGCCCTCCCAATATTTATTATGAGAAAATCTATCTTTGATTGCGAAGTCTGTCGAGACACTCATATCGTCCTCTATGTGTACGATATAGTGAGAAACAAGATTGTCTCAAGATATGAACCTTGTAGGGCATGTCAGAAGAAAGGAGGTGAGAACTCAACCATAACCAAATCCACAAAGGAGGACACTGACTATGAGAAAGATATTCATAGCCTGTGCCATTCTGATGTCGCTAATGGCTGGCTACATTAATTCAGAAGGTGCAGAAATAAAGTTCAAAGCAAGAATTAGTTTTTGTAATTGGAATGATAAAAGTCAATGCCCGAATAAATTAACAGCATCGGGGAAAAGGCCGAGAGATGGTTACTGCGCAGCTTCTAAAGATATTATCGAAAAGTTCAATCTTCAGTACGGCCAGCCCCTCTATATTCGTGGCTATGGACGAGTTGAGCTCCAATGCAAGACTGGCAATTTTGTTACCAAGAATGGGAAAAAGTACCCTATTAAAAACACTCTTGATATATACAAGGCTAAAAATGTCATGCGCTGTTGGACAACCGAAGTTACCATAGCAGAATGGGAATAAAATTATGTATATAGAAATTCCATGGATTTCATTTCCGGATAGGACAACAAGAGAGAGTCTTGATAGAATTGAGCTATCTCTTACAGTTCTGCTGAATCTGTATGAAAGTTTGCAGATTCAAGTAGATGAAATCAAAAGAAAGGAGGAAAAACTTATGGCTTCAGTAGAAGAACTTCAGACAACTCTGGATGGAATCGCGGCGGATGCAGCTATCATAGTGCAGACAGAAGCAGAGCAGCTTGCCACGATTGCCGCGCTGAAAGAGCAGATTGCTTCCGGGACTCCTGTCTCTCAGGAGCAGCTCGATGCAATGGCTGTGAAGGCGCAGGGAATCAAAGAAAAACTCGACGCGATTGCGGCACCAGCTCCGCCGGCATAACGAAACATTGCTCAAATGTATAGTGGAAATCCACGGGCAGAGATGCCCGTGGATTGTTTAAGAGAATCAATGAAAGATTCAATTGTAGAGACAATCAATGCTTCTTGTGGAATAATGGATGTGACATTCTCTGAAAGAGATGGAACTCTGATAATACAGACAAGCAATGGTCATATGAAAATTATCCCTGTAAATACAAACGAAGTATGGATTGAAATTGTGAAATAGGAGAAAATAATGTGCCCGCACGATAATGTAATGTGGATTGCAATATCTCAAGGAGAATACAATCTTATCTGCTCCGATTGCGGATTTGTTTTTGATATCAGGTCAAATAATCTCCCTTCAGAGGGGATTGGGATTCCATTCAAGAATATTTTTTATAGAGATTCAGAAAAGAAAGAGGAGTCTCAGCTTATCGAAGTTAGAGATATATTTCTTCGCTCAGAAAAAGGATTCATCAGAATGAGCGAGATTGAATCTTTTTCTACTTTCTACGATTTAAAGGAAGTAAGATGGTTATTATCGGCTAAAATGAAAGGAGGAGAGCTCCACAAATTTCGTCCTGAATTCACAGATACAAATTATACAGCCGAAAGAGCTCTTGAAAGACTGAAGGAATTTTTAGAGAAAAATGGATGTCAGATAGTTGAATCAATCTAACATTTATGGCCCACGGAAAATAAAACATTAACCACTAATTGTTTATGTTCATGGTCAATGACTCTTATTTTGTACAACCGTGGGCCATAAATTTGTTTTTTTCTCAATTTCGGAAAAGTAATATATAATATTTACATACACAACAAAGGAGAATATAATGATAAAGCTTTTCGTCAAGTATAAAGGGCATATAAAGTGAATTGCATGCGAAGAAGCAGTTCAGCTTCTTCCATTTATTAAAGAAGAAGATAGGCGTATATACCCTGTCGATTCATCAGATTTAGATGAAGCAAGAGAAGTCCTTACTGAAATGGCTTGGTATCAGTTAGTAGATAAAGGAAAAGATGGTGTAGTTCCTATTCTTGTAATAGATAAAAATGACAATAATTTTACGGCTGAAAAATACTTCGGACAAGATGTTATTGATAAATTGAAAAATCTATGATTTTAAAACAAAAATTTATAAAGTCTCCTGCTGATGAAGAACAAAAAAAGATAGAAGTTCAAACAGCTATAGAAGAAGGAAAAACTATTAAAGAAATATCTTCTATATATGGGGTTAATCAAAATACAATTTCATACTTTATAAGAAAACATAATTTAATACCTCCAAGGGTATCAAGAATGTCATTAAGACGTGCCTTAGATATAGAAAAAAATGAAAGAAAATTACATTCTATACCTTCAATAAAAGAATATGATAATGAACCAACAGAACTTTTAACAAAACAAGTTCTATTAGATTTTACTAAAGACCGTGAATTATATGATTTAATTGTTACTGTGGCTGAAAAGCAACGTCGTTCCATAGAGGAGCAAATAAAACATATTATTGAATTTTATATATTGAAAATGGAGGATAATAGATAATGTTTTGGCATGGTTTAATTATAGGGCTATTTATTGGTTCTTGTTTTGGTATGGTTGGTTTAGCTATATGTATTTCTTGGTCTAAACAAGATGAAAATGAGTAATCCAGAAAAGGAGAAAAATGAATCAAGAAGAAATAGCTTTAGTGATATTTGTTTTTATCGCCGGATGAAATATCCAGACTGCAAAAAGAGGTTGTTTATATGCAAATAGTATCAGACATAGGCAGATGCAGGAAACTCAAAGAAAGCGGGTTTCCACAAAAGAATACCATAGCCTATTATGTTGGAGAGATTCTTCAATATGAACCCGGATGGTATCATAAAGATTTTTTTACCGCAGCCCCTACAGTCGAGGAAATGGTGGAGTGGCTTGCGGAAAATTCAAAATATGAGGGGTTTAGTTTCGAGATTAACGAAGAAGGATTCTTGTTTGAGATTTATGATACTGATTATAAAGGGTTTCAAGCAGACACACTATCAAATGCCATGGCTGACATGGTGCTGTGGGTGCTGGAGAAGGAGAAAGTATGAAAGTACAAGAATTAAAAGATAAACTGAAAGAAGGTACTCCAGAAACAGAGGTTGAAGTAATGTTTTGGGATGGGAGAAATGCAAACGTATATAATGTTTGTGGAGTTTCATGTAAAGTAGAGAACGGCAAGATTGTTATTTTCTGTGATAAGGTTTTACGATAGGGATGGTGGGAGAAGGAGTTAAAATGACCGAACTTAAACCAGAATTTAAGAAGTGGCTCACCGAAGAAATACTGGGTGAGTGCTTGCATAAGTTTAAGTTGCCTAATAAGCTTGGGGGAAACTACTGTATAAAGTGCAGTAAGTTTATTCCATACATTATTAACCGTTCCTTCACCACATGGCAAGACTATGGGGATGTGGTGAATGCATTACAGATTTCATCATTACAGATTTCATCAAAGTATAATTTTGAGGAAATACTGTCGTGGATGATGAATAAACAACTTCATTATTTAAGTGAAATGTTAATGGTAAGTTCTTTCTTTCTTGCGTTGCAAGAGTGGTGGGAACAGGAGGGGAAATAAGTGTGGAACTTTTATAAACTAATATTAGTTATGATATTGGGGACAATAGCTTTGATTCCTATTGTTTGCTTGATTTTAATAGCGTTATCTTTTTTATGAAGGAGGAGAAAATGATAACACAAAAAGAAAAAGAATTAATGGAAAAGTACACACAGGTTTGCCATGTAGGAAACAATAAATATATCGGTGTTTTTTATAGTGACCATGAAAATTTTAATATTGTTCTGTGCAAAGAAACGGATAAAAAAACAGCACAATCATTCTGTGAGAAATTCTCTGTTTCGTTGTACCGTGTTTTAAAAAGTGAGGGGAAATGACCGAACTTAAACCAGAATTTAAGAAGTGGCTCACCAAAGAAATACTGGGTGAATGCTGGCACACAGTTACAGGAATATGTTGGAAATGTAAAAAATATATCGGTTTACCTTATAGTCGTTCTTTCAC